CTACGTAAAACAGGTGGTGGTGGTAAATCCTTTGAAGAAGGTAGGGTTCCCACGGAAGATGATTTGAAGGGTTCAGGTTCTCTTAAACAGATAGCCATGACAACCATAGCAATAGCTAGGAATAAGTATGCAGCAACGGAAGAGGAACGTAATACAACCAGCTTCCATGTACTTAAATGTAGGTTCACAGGCCGCACAGGTCCCGCAGATTGTGCCCACTTTACCGATGACACTGGGCGTATGGTAGTAGTTGATCCTGAGTCATTCTTTGCGGAAGCAGAGGGCCAAGGGTTCGGAGAAGTTAAGGGGAGTTTCTAATGATAATATATCAAGCAATAAAAACACCAGATGGTACTATACTTGAATCATCACATAGACATGATTATCAAGAACATGTAGATGCTAATGGGGAAACCTACATAATAGATGGGGGACACGATTACCGCAGGGGTTCCATTAATAAAGAACCTGCGGAAGACCTGACGTTAACCACAGATACTCCCCATGAATACCTACGTACTCATTTAACGTGGGGTACATATGGTATTAATGGAGATCAACCTAAGACGTATGTTAACATGGGTGATATGGATATAGGTCATTTAGAGGCTATTCTTAGCACTCAGTACATCAGCCCTGCTAGAAGACAGGTGTATCAAGAGGAACTACGTAGGAGGGGAGAAGATGGAAATACGTAAAGAACTAGAAGGTAAAAGCATTGGTGTCTTTGATGCTGAGACTGATGGTTTCTTAGCTACAAAACCCAAAGTTCATTGCATAACTATAATTGATGCTATAACTAACTCAACTTCCCCTTCAGCAGACACAGCAGGTTTTGTAGAGGATTACCTAAGTGTATTAGATGAGTTTGATGTACTAGTAGGCCATAATATAATTGGGTTTGACCTTCCTTTATTAAAACAGAAGTATGGATGGGAACCTGAGAAACATGTGATAATCCTAGATACTCTATGGATGTCTCGTATGTACCGGCCTGATTTGGATGGAGGTCATTCACTGGGTTCATGGGGTCAAAGATTAGGTAATGAGAAGATAGAATACCATCCAGTCAGCGACCCTGAGCAACCCGTGTACAATGCGGAAGAGAAGAACCCTAGCAAGAACCCATGTTGGACGGGATCTATCTATACTGAGACGATGGGAGAGTACTGTGATCAGGATGTAGCTCTTAATGTGGAAGTGTTTTGGAAGTTACTTGGGTTCCTAGAGTTTTACTCATGGCAATCAATCATATGTGAGATGGATACAGCAGCCTTAATACAGAGACAGATGGAACATGGTTTTGTGTTTGATTACAAAGCAGCTGAGATTCTCTACGCTGAATTAATGGATAGGCAGGGTGCGCTGGAGGAATTAGTACTAGAGACTTTCCACCCTTTACCTAAATTGATAAGGGAAGTACAACCTAAGGTTAGATTAGATGGTACGGTTAGTCCCGTGGGCCTTAAGAAACATATGGAACTCATGGGTAATGATATATTCCCTGTTCCTGATTTCACTAGGCATGAGAAGGAATATACTAAATGGATACCATGTGAACCGGATAATCCTGGGGGTTATTGTGGTACAGACGGAACTTATGGATTACCTTCAGATGGACATATCAAGAAGTACGTAACCTATCAAAGTGGGGCTTTCTCTGACATTGAATGGCCTGCGTTTTCCCTAGGTTCCCGACAGCAAATAGCAGAAAGACTAATCTTAGCCGGCTATAAGCTTAAGGAATTTACTGAGAAAGGTAATCCTATTATTAATGATGAGACTCTTAAGGATGCAGCAGACGCTGGGATTCCCGAGGCTATACCTTTAGCTGAGTATTTCATGATTACTAAAAGAGTAGGGATGGTTAGGGATTGGTTAGCCAAAGCTGTGTGGAATGAAGAACAAGGGGTTCACAGGATCCACGGTTACGTTAATAGTTATGGAGCAAATAGTTCAAGGATGACTCATTCTTCTCCTAACGTGGCTCAAGTCCCCTCACCAAAAAGTGATTATGGTAAGGAGTGTCGCTCTCTATTCTGTAGTAGGACAGGTTATAAATTAGTTGGTTGTGATGCTAGCGGTCTTGAGTTACGAGTTCTTGCTCATTACATGAATGATGCTACCTACACTAAAACATTACTAGAAGGAGACATACACACAGTAAATCAAATAGCAGCAGGCCTGCCAACCCGCGACTCTGCTAAGACTTTTATTTACTCCTTTCTATATGGCGGTGGCGATGCTCTTATAGGTGCTAACATAGGTGGAAAAGCAAAAGAGGGCAAGAAGATTAAGAAAGAGTTCTTAGACAAAACACCTGCATTAAAGAGGTTACGAGAAGGTGTGTTGGCAGTAGCATCTAAACGTAATTGGTTAAAAGGCATGGATGGTAGGATTCTACGTATTCGATCTCCTCACTCAGCACTCAATACTTTATTACAGGGAGCGGGTGCTATAATATGTAAGTATTGGTTAATTGAATTTATGAAACAACTGGATGCTGAGGGAATATACGCAGAACCTTGTGCAAATATTCACGATGAAGCTAGTGTTGAGGTAAAAGAAGAGGACACTGCTAGGGTTGCTATTATAATGGAAAAGGCTTTCCTTACTGTTTCTTCTATGTTACAATCCAATTGCTTACTAGAAGGGGAAGCTAAAATAGGAGATACTTGGTACGATGTGCATTGATATTATAACAGAAACAAATGATAAAGGATGCGAGTTAGTTGTGTCGCATAAGTTAAATCAGGATGGTTACTTCCGTAAAAATGTAGGTGGTAAGTTACAAATGTATCATAGATATGTTTATGAAACCGAAGTTGGTACCATACCTGATGGTTTTGAAATTGACCACATGTGCAGGAATAGAAACTGTATAAATCCAACCCACTTACAGGCTCTTTCAAGAAATGATCATCTTGTAAAGACTAACCAAGAAAGATACTTAGAAAGAAAGCAAAAGGCGTTTAATACATGGTTAGAGACAGGAATGAATGGAACACAATTAGCTAAACACTGTGGAGTTAGCTTTGGTACTGGTTGTGGTTGGGTAAGAGTTTGGAAGGCAGCTCTAAAAGAAGAACTGTCTAAAGTAACACAACACTAAGGATTTAAGAATGTTAGACTTTTTATATGATGGCAGTAACCCTGCGTTTGCGGATGTATTTCAACAGTCCCTAGGATTCGGCGGTTCACTGGTTGGTGAGGAAGAACAAGAGGATACACAGGGGATGCAAGGAGATACTAATGAGACTTAATGAGCTAATATTAATACTACAGAAACTACAGTATTCCCACGGAAATGTTTTGTGTACTACTAATGGGGAACATGGTGTTAATACCCCTGAAATTATAGAGGGGGCTATGATAGAGTATGGAATAGCGAGAAATATACATAGTACTGATGTGTTCCCCTACATAAAAGTGGAACCCAGTGATACTATTGTACATATAGGAGGATACTAATGAAAGAAGTAATTCGTTTTTCAATAGTTAACACAGGAGATGAATTAATATTTCTTATGTACCTTCACGGTAATTGGGATAATAAGAAATCCTCTTTTTCTGAGGCACAAATAACATATCCCGAAACTAAATTCCACTGGGAGTATTACAACGATGCCTAGAAACAAGATGGGAGGAATCAAGGCGGTACCCTTCAAAGGTAAACAACTAAAAGGAACATGGGAGGTAACCTTAAAGATTGACGGTGCAAGAATGTTACGAAGAGAGGATGGCACTCCGGTATCTCGGGCCGACAAACCTTTATACAACTTACAGAATGTACCCAAGGATATAACAGATGCAGAAATCTATGAGAAAGACTGGAAGACTTCTATGGGACTTGTTCGGACCAGTGTTAATGGGAGTCCTGTTCTTCTTTCTAATGTGTATTCTCTCGATCCTATCGACCCTAGGTTGGTTCTTCCTTCTATAGAGTCCCCCACGGAAGATACACTCAATGATCTTATGAAGCTATGGGTCTCCAAGGGATACGAGGGTCTCATACTACGTCAAGGAGACAAATGGATAAAGGTAAAACCCTCGGATACCGCTGATGTACTGGTTATAGGTTATCAGGAAGGAACAGGTAAACACCTAGGTAAGATGGGTGCTTTGGTAACTAAGTATGGTAAGGTGGGAACAGGGTTTAGTGATGGCGAAAGAAACTGGTTTCAGTTAATGTATGAATTACATGGGAACCCTTGGTTACATACGTTACTAATTCAATGTAGTTTTATGGAATGGACTCCTTATGGTAAGATGCGTCACCCTGTTTATGAATGTATTAGGGATGATAAACCAGAGGAATCCCTAGGGATAAGCCTATGAAAACATGTTCGGCGTGTCAGGAATCTAAAAGAGCTAGGGAGTTCTACTCGCATAAAGGGAATTTATCTAGTAAGTGTAAGGTGTGTAGCAGGAGCTATCAGTTAGATTACGCAGGTAGAAGCAAAGAACTTACAGTTATACCCAAAGAGATATCTAAGGTAACCCCTGATACCATTAGAGACCCCACGAATCCTAGGGATGCTAAGGAAATCTCTATGAAGCGTATGCTCGCAGGAGCCAAGAGTAGAGCTAAGGACAAAGGTCTTATGTTTAATCTTCATTACGATGATATACAGATACCTAATTTGTGTCCTGTTCTAAAAATACCCTTGATTCCCAGCGAAGGTATGAGTGATGGTAGTCCCAGTTTGGATAGAATGATTCCGTATCTCGGGTATACCAAGGGTAACGTTAAAGTTATTAGTATGAAAGCTAATAGAATTAAGACTGACGCAACTAGTAATGAGATACAAGCTGTGTTAGAATATGTAATAGACATAGAGAAAAGGAATACATGATGAATGAAGTAGAACCAAAAGCAAACCCAGAAGACTTTACAGCCGCAGAGCATGCAGCAGTAGACGCAATGGCAGCACCTTTGATATCCCACTTTGCTGGGGAACGCAAGGTTGCTAATCACTTTAACAGAAGAAACCGGAGTGCTTGGAATCGTATGAATAGACCTGAGAAAACTGATGCTATTGATAGAGGCGCGAAGATGTTAGGTCATTTCTACGACCGTGTGTTAATAGATGATATTGGACTAGAATCTACGGAAACTATATGAAGAGAATTGTAGGAGTCGACGCAGACCTTATCGTATACAGCGTAGGGTTCGTACTACAGAAGAAGATAGACAAGAAAGAAAAAGCTGATATCAACGAAGCACATAAGATAGTTGATACAGTTTATAGGACCATCCTGCGTAAATCTAAGGCTACTCACCACCTAGGATTTCTTACGGATGGCCCTACCAACTTCCGCAACAAAACAGCAACTACTCTAAAGTACAAAGGCAATAGAGATAAAAGCAAAGAAACCCCTTTACCTTTCAAGAAAGAAATCCTACACTATCTAATAGTACATTGGGGATGTCAGTTAATGAAAGGTGTTGAGGCTGATGATGCTCTTACTATAGCTGGAGAACATTTCAGGGATGATCCCTTAGTTACCTACATACTAGCAAGCAAGGATAAAGACCTAAGGCAGTGGCAGGGAGACCACTATGATATGAACAAGAACTTACTACATCATATTAACCCTGTGGATGCTAACTTTAACCTATGGAAACAAGTGATCATGGGGGACATGGGTGTAGATAATATACCGGGACTCTCTCACGCCGCTAAGTACCAACTAATAGGTGATGGGGATCCCAAGGTACGCCCCCTCGCTGAGTTTCTCTATGGTGCCTCTGGTGCCGCTAAGATACTAAACAACAACCCTGTGGACACTTGGGCAGCAGTGATATTGGATCTATACCTGTGGCACTATGGTCAACACGGAGATATAGAAGATGAGGACTTCGGGGAATCTAGATTTTATGAGACGTTTGCATTGGTTTATATGTTGCTAGAGGCTCCCGAGGGACTCACCATACACTACAACCCACGTAAATGTACTGAGAAAGATATAAGAGGCATGGAACCCACGATAGGTTTAGGTTTCCAAGTCGTATCAGATTATTAATAGGAAGTAAATATGCAAAAACTCACAAAGAAACAGTTCTTAAATCGACAAACAACTAATATATTACTAGAGATTCTTAAGGGCCTAGTAAGTCCTGAGGAAGCTTTAAGCATCACTAAAAAAGGTGTGTATAAGCAGTTCCCCAAATCATCTCACTACAAGGATAACGATACAGGGGTTATCAAAGTTGGCCTTAGTTTCCGAGGGGTTAAGAAGTTACTTAAGAAAGACCCTTATATTACCGTGGAGAATGTTAAGTTATACTTTGGGATTACATAGGTCATGGGTAAAGTACTAGAAGTACATCTACCTGTTAAACCCTTCTCAGCTAATCGTATGCATTATGCTAATAAGAAAGTAGATACTAAAGATTACAAAGTGTTTAAAGAGAAGATGTCACATGAACTTAAACCCTATCACTTTAAGGTTGATGCTAATGATAAATATAAACTCTCGTTAATCGTGGGATATTCAAGCAAGCTAAGTGATTTGGACAACGCTTTTAAACCCACGTTAGATTCTATGCAGTTAGCGTTGGGGTTTGATGATAGACAAATCTTTGAGATAGAAGCGTTGAAAGAACACGTTAAGAAGGGTGAAGAGTTTATGATGATTCGCTTAGAAACACTAACAGAAAAACAATGGATTCGCAGGATGGGTAACCTCTTTGCTGAGTTTTGGAAAGACATTAAAAGGAAAGCTTAGTATGTATCATGACGTAAAAACCCGAATAAAATTTACAACACCACCAGTAGACCACAGACTCCGGGAACCTTACCCACAGATAAATGTAGATGGTTCGGGATGGGGGAAAAGCTATAGGAATAACGAAGAAACCCCAGTAGATGATTCCCTCCAACCCGCTGAAACTAATAAATACAACCGTTACTGTAAAGGAATAACAATAGACGTTTATGATGTTCTGAAAACCTTTAATGTTACCTGTCCCGCAATGCAACACGCTATTAAGAAGATGCTTTGTACAGGTATTAGAGGACATAAAAATTACATTGAGGATGCTAAAGAAGCCATCAAGAGTATTGAGAGATCAATAGAGTTATATACAGAGGATAGACTAACATGAGCCTAGAGCAACAGGTACGTCAATTTAACACTACTTACAAGAAAGTAATGTCAGAGGAACCTAGGTTACCCACGGAATCCGAGGCTACTTTAATGAATAGTTTAATCCATGAAGAACTTATGGAACTGAATGAAGCTATGGACGCAGGGGATTTAGTAGAGATAGCTGATGCTCTGGCTGATATACTATATGTAACAGCGCAGCAGGCTACTATTATAGGATTACCTGTTGATGCTTTACTCAGGGAAGTTCAGCGTAGTAACATGAGTAAACTAGGGGCCGACGGTAACCCTATCTACAGGGAAGATGGTAAGGTTTTAAAAGGTATTAACTTCAGTGAACCTGATATTTCTAAAGTCCTAGGTAGTTATTCATGAAGAATGAGTACGGTAAAGGTTATGTAACAAAACAAGGGTATCATTTGACATGGACGGGGAAAAGGTATGAGCCTACTCATAGAGTTCTCCTTAAGAATTCTGGTTACATAATACCAGAGGGCCATGTGGTACATCACGTTGATGGAGATAAAATAAATAACGAACTAGATAACTTAGTAGTTTTAAGTAAACGAGATCACCGTTTATTACATTCCCAGTTAGAAAATGTAAGTATGCAGTTGGTTAGGGAAGGGTATATTAAATTTATTAATGGAGAATATGTATGCAAGAAGTAGAATATATTAATCATATGGGAGATGACACACAGATAGTTATGGCTGCTCGTGTTTCTTTTGCTTCAGATAAAGAAATGAGAAGCCTTGAGGATAATACAAAGCTAATTAATTATCTAGCTAAGCACAACCACTGGAGTCCTTTTGCCCACACAAGTATAACCTTACGGATGAAAGCTCCTATTCCTATCAGAACGCAATGCATGAAACACGCCGTGGGTTTCGTTATTAATGAAGAGAGTCGACGTTATGTGTCCTATGAACCTGAGTACTTCCTTCCTGCTTTCAGAGAGCAAGTTAAGAATAAGAAGCAGGGTTCTGGTGATGCTCATCTTTTAAATACTAGCTGGCAGCATACTTATATTGAAAATATGGAGAATTCAATAGCCTTATATGAAGAAATGATAGAAGCAGGAATCTGTGAAGAACAAGCTCGATTTGTGTTACCCCAAGGATGTATGGTAAACTGGTATTGGACAGGTTCCCTCAGTGCTTTTGCTAGGTTCTACAAGCAACGCATAGACTCTCACGCTCAACTAGAGATTCAAGAACTAGCAAAACTAGTGTCAGATATAATACAACCGCTTTACCCTTTGTCATGGGACGCTTTAACTAAAGATTAAGGAAGACAAATGAAAAAACCTAATAGACGTGAAATCCGAGCAGAGAAATTCGGAAAGAAAGAAGGCCAACCCCTAGGAAACCAAGGTAACAAACAATTGGAACGACCTGTTATTAACATAGAACCTCTTAATGATAAACAACGTGAGTATCTACTTTCACTCTACGGCGACCCTTGTGTAATCTGTACTGGTGCCGCAGGAACAGGGAAGACTTACTTGGCTGCTAGTGTGGCTGCTAAAGATCTAGCTGAGAAACGTATTAAGAAGATTGTGCTAAGTAGAGCCAATGTTTCCACGGGTAAATCCCTAGGTGCTTTCCCGGGAACCGTGGAAGAAAAGATGGGACCTTGGTTAATGCCTATCACGGATGTATTGAAACATCAGTTAGGCCACGGTTTCTATGGTCATGCTTGTAAAACAGGTGCTATATCTATACAGCCTTTAGAAACTATACGGGGCCGTTCCTTTGATGATACTATAGTTTTAATGGATGAAGCACAACAGTTAACCAAGGAAGAACTTAAGGCCATAGTAACCCGCGTAGGTACTAACGCTAAGTTGTATCTCATGGGAGACAGAGCACAAAGGGATGTACGTACCGATGGTTTACTATGGTTAATGGATTTAGTTAAGAGGAATGATTTACCTGTATCAAGTCATATGTTTACATCTGATGATATAGTTCGTTCAGGCTTATGTAAGGCCTTTGTTAAAGCGTTTGAGAAAGAAGGAGAAGCATAGATGACAACAATTGCGTATGATGGTAAAACATTAGCAAGTGATTCACGCAGTACCCTGAGTGGTCCTACTATATATGAAGAGGATTGTCAGAAGCTATTTACTGATGTGGGGCCTTTTGTTGTCCTAGGTATCGCGGGTGACTTTCAAGATGCTGTGGATGCTATATCTTTAATTGAAGGGTACACCCAAGTAGATCAGATAAGAAACATTGATTCAGATAGTATTGGGGACGTTGCTCTCCTAGGGATTACTAAAGAAGGAATGCTATGGAGTTACGCAGGGGATATGAGTTTTCAGTTAAGAGAGGATAAACCCTTTTCCACAGGAAGCGGAAGCTCTTATGCATTGGCCGCAATGGATTTAGGGTTAACCGCTGAGGAAGCAGTAGTATACGCTAGTACTCGTGATCCTTTTACTAATTCAATTGTGCAAGTAGCGCATCTGTTTCCCGAGGGGAAAACTAAGAAAGTAAAGAAACCTAAGAAACTAAAGGAAGAAATTAAATGAAAACATTATTAACAGTATTATTTGGGATATTAGCAGTGATAGGTGGTATAGGTGTTTGGGCCTGTGGTGTAGGCTCTTCAGTATCTATGATAGCAGTTATACTTAAAGTATGTGGGGTTTCCTTTGTATCAGGAATGTCTTACTGGACACCTATTTGGTTTATAGGGGGTATTTTTATAAGCATGATAGCTACTTTTATTAGTTCTTTCATAACAGCATTGCTGGCCAAATGAGCTATATAATACATAGCAGAGAAGATTGTGGTTACTGCACAAAAGCAAAGGCTCTCCTAAAACAGGAGGGTTTCTCCTACACCGAGGTATACCAACCTGAAGGTAAGGTACCTCAGATTCATAACAGTGTCCAAGGGTACATAGGAGGCTTTGATGAACTAGAGAAACTCCTAGGGAAACTTAAGCTCACCCCTAACTGCTTTAAAGAACAAGAAGCTTATGTTGTGGAGTATCCTTGGGCACTAGAGGCAGCTGAAGCTCAACAAGATATCTCATGGACACCCAAGGAAATCGAGGTATCCAAGGACATCCAAGACATCTTAGTTAACATGACACCCGCTGAATCCTATGGCGTCACCTACCAACTTAAACTATTCACGTTATATGAAAGAATGGCAGGCACATCATACTGGGGAGACAAGATAGTTAAGATGTTTCCTAAGCCTGCTTGTATTGAGAGGATGGCTACCCAGTTTGCTCAAACAGAGAACTGTGTGCATGCACCTTTCTACAACAACCTCAACGCTGCGTTAAACCTAGATAATGAGGAGTTCTACTTAAGTTATAAGAAAGACCCTGTACTAAGTAGCCGCATGGAGTTCATAGGGAGCATGATAGGACATAGCAACCCATTGGTATCCATAGGCGCTTTCAGCATGGTAGAGGGCTGCATACTGTACACAACGTTTGCTTACCTTCTGCACTTCCAGTCAGCAGGGAAGAACTTACTTAAGAATGTTTGCTCAGGTGTTAAGTTCTCTGTTAGGGATGAAAATCTCCATAGTGAAGCTGGTGCTAGGTTATTCAAGACCGTAGCACATGAAACAGGGGAACCTTTGCCTACCGAAGAACTCTATGAGGTGGGACGTAAGATCATTGAACATGAGGACGCTATCATTGAGCATGTGTTTTCACAGGGTGAGGTTGAAGGTATTAACGCTAGGCAGCTTAAGGTATTCGCTAGGCATCGTGTGAACTTATGTTTACAACAGTTAGGGTTAGAGCCTATATTTGATGAATCCCATAACGTTATAAAGGAATGGTTTTACCAAGGTATAAACTCGGTGCAGCTCCACGACTTTTTTGTTGGGGTAGGGTCAGAATACAATAGAGATTGGAATGAGAAGAGGTTTACATGGTAGAGGTTGACGATAAGTGGGATGAAGATGGCGATCTTATGATATACATAAACACCAGTAATGGTCAATGTTATCTAAATCGAGAAGAAGTGAAGGGACTAATAGAGAAACTAAATAAGGCATGCTTATCTTGAAAGAACAAACAATATACCAGAAATTAAGTGAGGAGCGTAAGCACTTACAGAGTATTGGGGCACTTCCGGAATTCATGACGACGCCAAGCTGGCAGTTGTTTAAGGCTAAATACCTACATGAAGCCACAGGCTTGAGGGATACGTTCCAAAGAATTGCAAAAACGCTATCCAGACATATGCCCCCCAGTGCTGAATGGGAAACAAAGTTCTTCAACGTTCTCTGGTCAGGACATCTTGCAGCTTCCACTCCCATTGCATCCAACACTGGAACCAACAAAGGATTACCTGTCTCCTGTTCAGGACAGTACGTCGGAGATTCCATTGAGTCCTTCTATGACAATCGAAAAGAAGCGGCACTCCTTACCAAGAATGGCTTCGGAACTTCTGCGTACATGGGAGATATCAGAGCGAGAGGTGAAGCTATATCTTCCGGTGGAACTGCGAGTGGAGTTCTACCAGAGTTTAACGCCTTTGTACAAGTTATGCGAGATGTTGCACAGGGCACCTCTAGACGTGGAGCATGGGCTGGTTATATCGAAATCACTCACGGAGACTTTTTCGAGCTTGCAGATAAGATACAGCATGCGGGTGATGACCTCAATGTTGGTTGGATTATCACCGATGATTTTATTGCTAGGCTTGGCAGGGGAGATACAGATGCTCTTGACAGATATCAAAGAGCACTCAAGGTCAAAGCTTTAACAGGTAAAGGTTACTTCTACTTTGTGGATAAGATTAATAGAGCTAACCCTGTGTCTTACAAAGTACACGATCTAACCTGTAAAGCCAGTAACCTATGCACAGAGATAATGCTACATAGCGATGAGGAAGAAACCTATACCTGCGTTCTTTCTTCGATGAACCTGAGTAAATGGGAGGAATGGAAGGATACTGATGCTGTGTTTAACTCTATAGTATTCTTAGATTGTGTTGCCTCCGAGTTCATAG